GAGGAAAAGCGCGTGGACCGCAAGACCGGGGCCGAGACCTGGGTGCGCATCAAACGCCGCAACGACCTGCTCGACTGCGAATGCATGGCCGCAGCCTGCGTGGATCCGGAATGGCCGGGCGGCGGGCTCAATCTCCTCTCGATCGGCCGGCGCACCTTCACCGGCATCCATCCCGGCGATGGTCCGCCCATGCGCGGCCGCAGCAAGCGCCGGGTCATCAGCAAAGGCATCCGGTAGGGAAAAGGAGTGAACCTATGGCAGGCATAACATTGGCACAGGCCCAGGCCCAGTTGGCGCTCTGGCTGGCAGCCTCCGAGGCTGTGGCCGCAAACAAGGCCTATTCCATCGACGGCCGGGTCTTCACGCGCCAGGATGCGGACAAGGTGCTCGAGGGCGTGAAATTCTGGAACGCTATGGTGCAATCCCTCGACCGCGGCGGGATCAAGGTGGGACGGGTAACGCCTTTGTGAAAGATAGCGAAGATGAACTTTGAGACTATGCCTAGCTTTGTGAGCGGTCGACGCACCCCCTGGGAGTGGGGACTGTGAAAGATAGGAGATACTGAAGATGAGGATGCAGGCCAAGATCCGAACCAAGAGCGGGCCGGTGGAGATCCGCGAGAATATGGTCGATCAGATCATCCGCTATTTCGATCCCCTGCGCGGCCAGGCCCGCTTCCGTTCGCGTCTGCTCATGGCCTGGACCGGCGGCTATACAGCCGGATCGGTATCGCGGCGTCAGACCAAGCTGTGGAGCACGGTCACGCGCGATGCCGATGCCGACATCCTCCCGGATCTGAAGACGCTCCGCGATCGTTCGCGGGATCTGATCCGCAACAACCCCATCGCCACCGGCGCCATGCTCACCAAGAAGCTCAATGTGGTGGGCTCGGGCTTCAAGCTCAATAGCCAGATCGACCGCGACATCGTCAACATGAGCGATGACCAGGCCGAGGCCTGGGAGGCCAAGACCGAGCGCGAATGGCGGCTCTTCTGGGAATCCAAGGAGTGCGACATCGCCCGCACCTTGACCGGCCAGGACATCACCCGCATGGCCTATTCCCAGGCGCTCGAAAACGGCGATGTCTTCATCATCCTCCCGCGCCAGAAGCTCGCCTTCTTCCCTTATGATCTCCGGCTGCAGGTCATCGAGGCCGACCGCGTCTGCAATGACAACAATGCCGGTGATACGCTAAAGCTGGCGGGCGGCGTGGAAAAGGATGACAACGGCGCGCCCGTGGCCTACCACATCATGACCGCCCATCCGGGATCCATTGCCTCCGATGTGAAGCGCTGGACCTGGATCACCGTGCCGGCCTTCGCCTCGAAGACCGGCCTGCGCAACGTCATCCATCTCTATGCCCCGATCCGTCCTGGCCAGACGCGCGGGGTGCCGGACCTGGCGCCCATCATGGAGCCCTTGAAGCAGCTCGACCGCTATACCGAGGCCGAACTCATGGCCGCCGTGGTGGCGGGCATGTTCACGGTCTTCATCGAGACCGACACGGGCGGGATCAACCTCGACCTCTCCGGCATCGAGGACGATACCGGCACCACGGTTGCCGAAGACTATGCCCTCGGCAACGGTGCCATCGTAGGTCTGGCCAAGGGCGAGAAGATCAATGTCGCCAATCCCGGCCGCCCCAATGCCGTCTTCGATGCCTTTACCCAGGCTATCCTGCGCCAGGTCGGCGTGGCCCTGGGTCTGCCCTTCGAGATCCTCATCAAGAATTTCACGGCCTCCTATTCCGCCTCGCAGGCCGCCATCCTCGAGGCCTTGAAATACTACATCAGCGAGCGCCAGTGGCTCATCGCCAACTTCATCCAACCCATCTATGAGATCTGGATGTACGAGGCTGTGGCCAAGGGCCGCATTGCTGCCCCGGGCTTCTTCACGGATGCCCTCATCCGCCAGGCCTATCTGGGCGCGGAATGGATCGGACCGGCCAGGGGCATGATCGATGAGACCAAGGAAGTGGAGGCGGCCGGCAAGCGTCTCGAGCTCGGTCTCACCACCCGTGCCGAAGAGACCGCGCGCCTGACCGGCGGCGATTGGGAAAAGAAGCATGTGCAATCCGTGAAGGAACATAACAAGCGCAAGGAGGACGGGCTGGAACAGGCTGCCCCCAAAGCGGCCGCGATTATCGCTCCCCCGCCGCCCCCCGAACCGCCCCCGCAAGAAGGAGAAGGATGATGAAGATCCTCGATATCCTAGGCGATCCCTGGGCCATCCCGCTTGAAAAGCTCTATGAGATCAAGGGCATCTATGAGACGCACCTGAAGGGCGAGAAGATCGATTTCAAGGCCATCGAGGCCAAGATCGATGCCGTGCAGGCCGGGTTATTCATTACCAACGATGCGCCCGAGAATCCGCGCGGCTATGATCTGGTCAATGGCGTGGCTGTGATCGACATCGAAGGCCCGCTCACGAAGGGCTCTTCCTTCTTGAATTTCTTGATCGGCGGTGCCAACACCGATGACATCTCCGCCGCCTTCGAGCTCGCCCTCTCCGACCCCCTGGTGCAGTCTATCATGTTGCACATTGACAGTCCGGGCGGCACCGTGCGGGGCGTCCAGGAGCTCGCGGCGCAGATCTATCAGGCGCGCGGCGCCAAGGACATCGTCACCTGGAGCGACGGCATGCTCACCTCGGCCGCCTACTGGGTAGGTGCGGCGGCGGACAAGATCTATATATCCGGAGAGACCAATGTGGTGGGATCCATAGGGGTCGTCTTCTTCCATCTGGATTTAAGCCAACCCGGTGAAACGCCCTTCTATGCCGGCCGGTACAAGCCGGTGGATACGGGCGGGAAGCTCACGAGCGAAGGTTCGCAGGTGCTCCAGGACCGGGTGGATTACATCTATGGCGTTTTAACCGCTGATATCGCCCGCTTGCGGAATGTTGCGGTGGAAACCGTCCGCAATGACATGGCGGATGGCCGCATCTTCATCGGCCAGCAGGCGGTTCAAGCGGGCCTGGTGGATGGTATCGCCACCCGGGAAAGCGTACTCGGCGGCATGGCCATCGGTGGACCTGTGGCCTTGGCCGGCGCATTGGAAACCGCAGAACGCAATCTGCGGCAAGCGAAAAAAACCCAACGGAGGTAAACCATGAAATTGGAAGAACTCAAGAAGCAATATCCCGAGGTCTACCAGCTTATCTATGATGATGGCCTGAAGGCCGGCATCGATACTGGGCAGGCCGATGGATTGAAGCTCGGCCAACAGACCGGGCTGGAAGAGGGCCGGGCGCAGGGTGTGCTCGCCGAGCGCGCGCGCATCAAGGGCATCTTCGAATGCTCCATGCCGGGCCACGAGGCCCTCGTGCTCAGCCTCATGTTCGACGGGTCGACGAGTCCCGAGCAGGCCGCCGTCAAGGTATTGACTGCGGAGAAGGCGCTCCAACTCTCCAAGGTCGAGGCCCTGGCCCAGGGTGCCATTGCCCCTGTACCCTTGAGCGCCATACCCCCGGCGCCAACCAAGCCGGACTTCGAGACCCTGGTCGCTACCTACATGCAGGAAAAGTCCTGCTCCGAAGGCATCGCCATCCAGGCTGTGGCCAAGGCGCATCCCGCGGAGCACAACGCATTCATCGACAAGGTGAATGCACCCCCAAAAAAGAAAGGAGGGGAATGATATGTATGCCAACAGCCCCCTAACATTCACCGCCGGTTCGGCCCTGGAAGCCTTCCGCAGGGTAAAGCTCAGCGCCGGCACCGTTGTCTATGCCGGTCTGGGCGAACAGGCCATCGGCGTCACGCTCCACAAGGTCGCGGATACCCTTCCGGTATCTGTGCAGTTGTGGAGCTCGGGCGGCACGCTCGAGATCTCGACTGCCAAGGTCATCGCTGTGGACGCCGTGCTCTATGGCGCGGCTTCGGGCCAGGTGAGCGATGCGAGCTCCGGCTCTGCCATCGGCGTGGCCAAGCATGCTGTCAGCGGTGCGGACGAGATCCTCGAGGTCCTGCCCTATGCCGTATTATCCACCACAGCCGGCACAGTCTCCATCGCGGATGCCGGCAACTTCACGGCGCAGGCCACGGTGGAAGCAGCCACACAGGAGATCTATCAGCACATCAAGTCCATCAAGAAGATCGTCCAGATCCCCATCGGCTCATTCGTGGACGTGGCCGCCACCCAGCTCACCACCTTCAGCAATGGAGCATCTGCCCAGCCGGGTCTGGAACTGACCAACAGCAAGGCCTTCGGCATCCGCTGGAACAACCACGGCACGCCCCTGGCGGTCATGTCGCAGTTCACTGTGCCGCATGATGCCGACATCACGGCCAACATGACCCTCAAGATCATGGCCTCCAAAGTGGGCGCCACCATCGGCGATGCCGTTACCTTTACCATCGCCGCCTACAACCAGGTCGCGGCTGCCCTGCACGATGCGGATACGGACTACGGCGGAGCCTCCGGCGCCATGACCGGGGATGCGACCAGCAAGACGGTCCAGGTGGTTTCGCGCACGTTGGGCCTGGCAGATCTGCCGGCCGTCAGCTCCAACGTGACCTTGACCATCAAACCCACAGCCGGCACGCTCGGCACGGATGATGTCTGTATTCATGCAGTCTGGGTTGAATACAAAGGCATCTACCTAGCCTCGTAAAAGGACGGAGGTGAAAACATGAATCCAACCACTGGAACAACGGTACAGCGTCCGGATCTGGGTCAGATCGCGTTTGAATACGCCTCTGAAACCAGCCAGGCCCGTTTCATCGGCCTGCGCGTCCTGCCCATCTTCGGCGTGCAGGAAAAGACGGCGGACTATCCCGTCATCCCCCTGGAAGCGCTCCTCAAGCTCCCGGATATCAAACGCGCCGCCAAGTCCAACTATACCCGCGATGACTTCGAATGGGAGACCGGCACCTACAACGCCATCGAGTATGGCTTCGAGGCCCCCCTGGATGAGACCGAGCGCAAGATGTATGCCTACCTGTTCGATGCCGAACGGGTCTGCACGCTGCGCGCCACGGACATCCTCCTGCGCGCCCAGGAAAAGCGCGTGGCCACTGCGGTCTTCAATGCCGTGACCTTCACGGCGCACGCCATCACCAATGAGTGGGACGATGCCACCAATGCCACCCCGCATGCCGACATCAAGACCGCCAAGGATGCCGTCCGCGATGCCACGGGCTTGACCGATCTCTCCCTCATCATCTCTAAGAGCGTGTTCGACAATGTCATGGTCTGCGCCGAGATCAAGGATTACGTCAAGTACACCCAGGCCCATCTCATGCTGCCCTTCGATGCCCAGAAGAACCTCCTGGCACAGTACCTGGGTCTGCGCGAGGTCCTCGTCGGCGATGCCGTATACGATGCCGGCAAGAAAGGCAAGGCCTCGGCGGCCACGGGCATCTGGTCCGGCGAGTACGCCATGGTGGCGTCCCTGGCCCAGACCACCTGGAACCCCAAGGAGCCGTGTCTTGGCAGGTCCTTCCTCTGGACCGCGGATTCCCCCACCAACCTGGTGGCGGAGTCCTATTACGAGAACCAGACCCGCTGCGATATCTACCGGGTGCGCCACTATGTGGCGGAGGCCATGGTATTCACCGGGGCAGGCTATCTCCTGTCCAACATGACCACCTAAGCAGATTGGGCGAAGATGCGAGGGGAGGGAGGCGATCCCTTCCTCTCCTCCTTTTAAGGAGCTTTGCATGGAAAGAAGCCGATGTTCGAAAAAAGGCAAAGGCGGCCGGAAGAAATGAACCCAACCACAGGCACAACGGTACAGCGGCCGACGCTCGGCAAAAAAGGCAAGGGCGGCCGGAAATAAAGGAGTCGAGAGATGTCGTTTGCTGCTGATCTCATTGGCGCTGACCTGGATGTATTCATCAATGCCTCGGAGTTCGCCCGTGCGGCGATCTTCGCGCCCCAGGGCGGGAGCGCCTCGGCCTTCAACGTCATCTTCACGGAATCCTTCCAGATGCTCAATCCCGTGACCGGCAATGTGGAATCCACCGCGCCCCAGGCGCTCGTCAAGACCGCTTCCGTGCCGGATGTCATCCAGGGGGACTATCTGACCATCGCCGGCATCATCTATGTGGTGCGGGAAGTGCAGCCGGGTTCCTCCGGTCTCACGCTCCTGCTCTTGTCCAAGGAGGAGCTCCATGGCTGAAACCAAGCGCCAGGCCATCTTCGATGCCGTGCTCGAACGCTTGAAAACCATCCGCCAGGGCGGGCATATTACACTGCATGGCGGCCGCACGCATTTCTATGCCGTCGATCTTTATAATCATGTCTCGGGCTGGCGGACCTCGCCCATGGCCATCGATGACCTGCCCGCCGTCAATGTGCGCGACATCCAGGTCTCCACGATTATCGCCCTCCAGCAGCATGAGCATATCATCACCATGACCCTGGATCTCTATGCGGGAACGGCCAAGGATCTCAGAGAGGCCCTCGGCGATGTCATCGCATCTATCGGAAGCGATCTCACCTGGTCGAACCTGGCCCAGGACACCAAGCCCGTGGGCGATGAGGACATCTCCGTGGAGCAGGCCGGCAATGTGATCGCCGGTGCGCGGCTTGTGATCCAGATCCAGTATCTCACGGAGCCCTGGGACCCCTACACATAAAGGAAAAGAATATGGCGAAGATCAAGGTGCTCTGCATCCAGTCCCATATGACCCCGACTGCCGGCGGCCATTTCCGGGAATATGAGGCCTGGAAGGAATACGCAATCGATGAGGAACAATTCGCACCCAATCTCTTCGCCCGCATCGAGCCGGCCAAACGCAAGAAGGAAAAGGAGGACAGATAAATGATAACGAAAATGGGATGGAACCGGGAGCTTGCCCTCTCGCTCTTCAAGAAGGAGACTTCCTACAATGCCGGCGTGACCATGAACTCATCCAACGACTGCCTCATGAGCGGCTGGGAAGGCGAACCCGTGGATTGGGACGACAAGGTGGAATCCGACAAGGCCCAGGTGACCGGCTTGGAGCACGGCTATGATCAGGAGATCGTGCGCTACGGCGCCAAACTCTCCTATAAGGAACCCAAGGCCAAGCCCAATTCCGTGGCCGGCCTGGCCGCGCTCATCTTGGGATCGGTCGTAAGCACGCAGGACGGCGCGCATGCCGGCTGGCATCACCGCATCGTGCCCGTCACGGCCGGGACGGCCCTGGCCAGCATCCAGGTCGATGAGAAGATCGGCGGGATCCAGTATGCCTATACCGGCTTCAAGGGCGGGACCCTGAAGCTCGCCGGCAAGGCCGACGACGGCTTCGTGAGCCTGGAGGCAAGTTTGACCGGCTCCGGGTCGCGCGCCACCTCGGCCGTGGCCTTCCCGGCCAAGATCGTGGAGAGCTGGCTCTTATTGTCGAATGCCCAGATGTGGCTCGAAAGCGGGGCCAATATCTCGATCGCCGCCGGACCCACACACGGGGCCGAGGACATCTCGAGCGCTACCCCCGACATCTTCAGCCCGCGCATGAAGTCCTTTGATTTCACCTGGGACAACAAGCTCGAGGCCCAGTATGGAATCGGCGGGGCCGGCATCCTGCATGATATCTCCTATGGCCGCCGCACCGCAGACCTCAAATTCACTCTGCTCTTCAATGATGCCGCCGAGCTCGCCTATTACGAGGCCCAGACCATCGTGGCCGTGGAACTCGATCTGCGCGGATCGCTCATTGATCAAGCTGGGTCCATGTATTACGGCTTGCAGCTCGTGATCCCCAAGCTGCGGCTCAAGAAATCGCCCTCGCCCAAAGGCGGGCCCGGGGACGAGCTCACCGCGGATTATGATTTCGAGGTCTTCGATGACGGCACGCATTCAGCCGTTATCCTGGATGTATGGAACGCCCAGGCCGCCTATCTGGCATAAGATAGGACTGGGCTAACCCATAAATATGGAGCG